GCCAGCGTGCCGGTGTGGAATCCGCCGCTCAGTGCGTGCTCCAACAGGTCCCCGCCGCCGCCCGATGCGCCGCTTACGCCCGCGCTGGCGTTGATATCGCGCAGCCAGTAGGAGCGCAGTTTTTGGGCCAGCCCGCTAACGGTGTCGCTCATCCCTGCACCACTCCCGTATCAAATATGTCGGTTGTCCCTGCCGGCTCGATACGCAGGCCGCCCGCCGCGCTGTACTCCGCTCGCTCGACAAAAACAGGTGACAGGCGCGCCCAGGGGCCGAGCGTCGCCGCGTCGCCCAGGTGCACCCATTCACCGGCAGGCAGGTAACCATCCTCCGCAGGCTTGCCGTACAGGTCGTACAGCGTCGCGCCGCGCAACACCCAGCGCGCCACGCTGCGATCAGGCCGCGCCGCAATATCAACGGCCATGCTCCGCTGCACTTTAACGCCCATCGGCGCGCCTGTGCTCGTTCCGCCTGCCAGAAGCGCCGCAACCTCGTCAAAGGTGCGCAGTTCCCCATCTCGATACTGCGGACTGGTGACACCGCTCGCCGGCGCGTCCGTGCCGGTTGCCCAGTTCTGCGCCAGCACGGCGAATGTCGCCTGCGTCGCCGTGTCCTCAGCGCCCAGGACGCGGAACGCCATATCAAGCGCAGGATCGGGCGTCTGCCACGTTGCACCGTCCCACTGCCGCAGCGCACCGCCCGCGTAAGTGGCGTCCTTGTCCATGTCGATCTCGTAATAGTCCGTCGGGCTGTTTGCGCCGCTGCGCTTGACGACAATGCCGTATCCGCTGTCACTGTCCAGCACAGTTGTGTTCGTCAAGGCGAACACCGCCCAGCCCATCGTGCGCGGAATAGCGCTGCCGGATATCGTCACGCTTTCCAGCACGCTACCGGGCGCGCCGGAACTGTCGGCTACCAAATCGACAGTAATGTTGTCCGCCGGATCGCCCTCACGCCTCATTCGTATCTCGATACGCGCCGCCGTCCAGTCGCCCGCCGCGGGCAGCAAAAACGGCTGATAGTGCCGCTGTCCCCACACCGTGACGGTTACCGTGTTGCCCGTGTGCTCGTTCGTCAGGCTGCCGCCGATACCTATCAGGTTGCCGCGACTGAACACCGCGCTATCGCCCGCTGACTCGCTGACGACGTTCCCGCCGTGATAGCTGCCCGACACCTCGATAGCCGCCGCGCCCGCCTTGTCCAGCAAGTGCGTTCCGTTGTTGTCGTTCGTGCCGGCCAGCGTGAAGGCGTCGCCCACCGCCAGGAATCCCAAGCCGCCGTTGGCGTCGGCCATGTCGTCGTTGGGCGAAAATGTGACACCCGTTGACGTGTAGGCAATCGCCGCCCGCGTATCGCCGCCGCCGTTGAGCAGCCACGTCCCGTTGTTGGCTGACGATGCACCTGAGATCGTGACGCGCATTCCGCTCGCAAAGTTCTTGAAGTAACCTGCAATGCTGTGCACCTGATCAGTGCGCGCCACGAACGCCACCGACGCCGACGTAAAACCCAGGCCCAACGGGACAGCCTCGCCGCTAACCGTGTGCTCGACAAGGCCCCACGCCTGCCGGTAGTAGGTGCGCTTGGTGCGCTGCCAGTAGCCGGTGCAGTAGATGCGTGCGCTCGTTTCGCCGCCGTCCGACTCCAACGTGTAGGCCGGCTCGCTCAGCGCGGTCAGCACAACCGAACGATAGGTTTCCGCCTCGGTGTCATTCATCTCGCGCTCAGCACTGACGCGCAACTCCCGCACGCCATATGCAGCCTGCGCCGCCGTGCTGTCAGCCCAATCCGTATCCGCCGACGTCGCGCCGCCGCCCGCCGCGCCGCGCGCATAGCGCACCTGCACGCGCGTCGCCAACGTCGCCAGGCTCACCCCGCGCCGCACGCCGTCCGCCGTGATTCCTATCGCCTCAATGTCGCCCCACCACACAGCCGCGCCCGCTTCGTTGATGATCTCCAACCGGCTGCCAAGCCATGCCGTCAAGCCTGCCAGTTCGTCAAGCGCACCGAACACGTCAATCTCCGCGTCCCACATGCCGCCGATATCGACGCCCGACCAGGTGACGGGCCGCACGTCCAGCGCTGCCGGAATCAGGACGGGGCCGCTGTCGCCGTAGACGGCAATAGAGAATCTGCTCATACCGTCACCCGTCGCGGTCTGTGCCAGGCGCGTACGCTCATTGTCGCCGCAATCGGCGCTTCACCCGCGCCGCCGCCCGCGCCGGTGTAAATCTGGTGCACGATGCTCAGCCGTTGCAGCATGGCCGGTTGTAACAGGATGGGGCCGCCGAACGCGGTTGGAAGCGGAGTGCGTACACTGCTCGCCAGACTGTAGGCCGCGCCCGCTATGCCGTCATGCACGATAGCCGCATTGTTGGCAATCGCCAGGCCGGTAGGGGGCAGCTCCCAGTGCCGGTATGAGTCGAGCGACGACAGTTGCAGCACGTCCAGGCTGCCGAGTCCGCCGCCGCGCAGGGACAGGCCCAGGCGCATAGCCGCCGCCGCCGTCTCGCTGCTGCCAGGGGGCAGGGGCAGCACGCCAAAATCGCGCCACGATTCGCCGCCGATGCTGTCGAACGCCAGTTCGTCGCCCTCCCACAGGATAACGCCCGCCGAGTTGCGCACCTGCGGCTGCACGTACAGAGCGCCCGCATAATCGATGCGCGCCAGGATGCGGAAGCGCCGCCCGCGCGTGCGCTGCATATCCGCCTGCGGCAGCGTCCACTGAAACGTCGTCGGCGTGCTGATGTCGGTAGTGAATGCGAGCCGGTTTCCCCCGCTGCACGTGGCGTCAGCCGTCACCGTGCCGCCCGACAGACGCGCCTCGCCTTGCAGGTAGTGCACCAGGTTGGCCGGATCGCTGTAGGCGTTGGCACTCACCATCACGCGCCGGAAGTTGCGCGACGAGCCGGATGTGTTCGTCATTTGTAAGATGATAGGGGCCGGCAGATTGCCCGTCACCTGGTCGGCGGCCACCTGCACCCAATTACCGTTGGCCGGATCGTTGTAGATCGTACGCCCGCCCGTTGCCGCCGCCTGCCCGTTGGCGGATAGCGGTAGCTCGACTTCCGCCCCCTCCCAGTACGGAACGCGCGCCCAGATGACGGCCACCTGCACGAACGGATTTGAGTCACCAAGCCTGCGCAGGCCAGGGTTTGTGCTCCAGATGACGCGCCCGTCCGTGATCTCACTGCGCCACGTCGTAGCGTCGCCGTCAACCGGCTTGTACATGGCATAGACGCGGCTGCCCGCACCCGTCGCCTGCCGTTGCACCGCCGCCAGAATCAGCAACTCCACAGCGTTGACGCTGGCGCGAATGGCCGCCGCCGTGCCGGATAGATTTACTTCCGCCGTCTCGGTCACCGGCTGCAATTCGCCAAGTGTGCGCTGCGGCGTGCCAGGGAAGTACGTGCAGCCGCGCACGGGGGCCGTACCGCTCAAGACAACCGTTGTCGTTCCGTCCGTGATCGCCAGATACATGGTTATGTCCGCCGTTTCAGCAGTTGCGCCACCTGATAGGCCAGCGCCGCCAAATCAATCTCGTTCGTCACGTACACCGGCCCGATCAGCGCCGCCGCACCCGCCGCGCCCACTGCCGAGCCGCCGAGCAAATCCTGCTCGGACACCTGCGGCGGTGGCGCTGTCACATCGACGGGGTAACCGCCGTTCGTCGGCAGCGGCATATCTACACCGCTGGACGTGGGGACGGGCGGCGTGGTTGCGCCGCTGCTCGTGCTCGTGCTGGGCGGGCCGCCCCAACCGAGCGCGCCCAGGATGTCGGCCCAGCCAGGGAACGATGGCACGTCAGGCCATGCCAGATCGGGGATAAATTCGCCCCAATCAATGTCAGGGATTTTCGGCCATTCTAGCGACTCAATAAACTCGCTCCACGACGGAGCCGAGATGACAGGCCATTTCAGAGCCGCAACAAAATTGCTCCAGTCCGGCGCGTTGAATGTCGGCCACGAAAGGCCGGGGATGTGGTTCAGCCAGTCCACTTTTTCGACAAACTTCGACCAAGCGAATTTAGCCGGCAGGTACTTACCCCAGTCGAGCGTCGAAACGTAAACGCCCCACGCAACCGGATTAAATACGGTGTTCCAGTCCAGCTTAGCTAAATAGTCGCTCCAGTTCGCCAGTTTGGGCAGGAAGTCGGACCAGAAAAGCGGATCAATGATGCTATTCCAAACGAGCGACGCAATCCACGACACCCAGCGCACCGGCGAAATAAATGCAGTCCACGCCAGGGCGGGGATCCACATAGCCCAATCAACCGCCGTCAACCCAATAGCTGTCCAGTCGATTTTTACAAGCCAGGCATCCCAGACAAGCGGCTTGATATAGTCGGCCCACAGCGGAGTGATGTAATCACCCCATACCAACGCCCCGACATATGTCCCCCAGTCGGAAAGAGTCGCCGTGATGTACGTTCCCCAGTCGAGAGCTGCCGTGATATAGCCGCCCCAGTCGAGGGCCGTGACGTATGTCCCCCAGTCGTCAATCGTATCGGTGATGTACGCTCCCCAACTGGACAGCACCGCAATGTAGCCGTCCCAATCCAAATCGGCTACGTATGTCCCCCAGTCCGTCAGTGCGGTAACAATTCCCGTCCATGCCAGATCGGCGACGTATGTCCCCCAGTCAGTCAGGCCCGTGATGAAATCCGACCATTTGAAGTTGGCGACGGCAACCTGTACGCTGTTGAGTGCGTCTCCGATTTCGGTTTGCAGGCCGGAAAAATCACCAGTCATTGCCATGTCGAGCCACTTTTGTAACTGGGCAAATCCTGGCCGCAGCGTCGTCAACGCCTGCGCGACAGTGCTCTGTATGCCGCCAAAATTCGTAGCCCACGCCACGCCGAGCGCTGCCACGGCTGCAATCACCAGGCCGACGGGCGACGCCAGGACGCCGAGCGCCGCACCGACTGCACCGAACACCGGAACCAGTTTCGACGCAATCAGCAGCACCGGCCCCGCCGCCGCTGCAACCGCCGCAAAGCCGAGCGCCATGTTACGCACCGGCGCGGGCAGTTCGCCAATCATTGACAACAGATCGGCCGCGCCGCGCACCAGGCCTGACATGGTGTCGAGCCACGGCAGGGCGGTGTTGATCAGAAAGCTGTCAATGGAGCCTTTCAGGTATTCGACCGCGCCCGCCATGCCTTTCATGCGTGCGTTGGCGGTGGCGCTCGCCGCGCCCTGTTTGCCTACCGCCTTGGCCATGTCGTTGAATCCGTCCGCACCCTCGCCGGCCAGGATGGTAGCGGCGCGGATGGCGTCCGCGCCGCAGATCGTTGTCAGCGCCATATTGCGCTGCTGATCAGTCATGCCGGCTGTCGCCTGCTCAAGGCTGCCGATGATGGCCCCGAAGTCACGCATGGAGCCGTCCGCGTTGTAAACCTGAATGCCCAGGCTGTTGATGGCGTCCGCAGCTTCACCCGTCGGCGCGGTCAGCCGCATAAGCATCGTTTTTAGCGACGTGCCGGCGTCGCTGCCTGCAATGCCGTTGTTGGCCAGAATCGCCATACCCGCGGCCAGGTCCTGCACGCTTTGCCCGTTGCTCGCAAACACAGCGCCGGCCATCTGCATCCCCGCGGCCAGGTCGTTGATGTCGGCGCTTGACGCGTTGGCCGCCGCCGCAAGCATGTTGGCGATATCGGTTACATTTTCGGCGGGCAGTTGGAACGCATTCATAGCGTTGGCCGCAATCGTGGCTGACTGCGCCAGTCCCATATTGCCGGCTGCCGCCATATCCATAGTGCCGCCGATGGCCCCCATGATTTCGACAGGCGATAACCCCGCTTTGCCAAGCTCTAGCATGGCCTCAGCCGCCTCGCCCGCGGAGAACGACGTCACCGCACCGAGTTGCAGCGCCTGCGCCTGCATCTGCGCCATCTGCTCGCCTGTCGCGCCCGTCACCTGCGCCATGACATTCATTGACTGCTCGAAGCCAGCTGCGCTCTTGACTGCCATTACGCCAATGCCGGCCAGGGGCGCGGTGACTGCCAGACTCATAGCCGTTCCGATGGAACCCATCTTCTGGCCGAATGCCTGCGCCTGCCCCTGCGCGCGTGCAATGCCGGCTGCGAATCCTGAATCGTCCAACCCAAGCCGCACGTCCATATTGGCGATAGTGCCCATTAGCGTTTTCCCCCCAGCGCCGCGAACGCCTGCGCCATCATGCGCGCCTGCGCCTCCTCCTCCGTTTCTATCTCAAATTCAGGCAGGAAGTCAGCCGGCTTAAATGGCTTCTGGTTTTTACCGCGGTTGCCGTTGGCGATAGTGCTGGCTATAATTCCCATGCGCAGGTCCTCGCGTCTCTCTCCCCACGGCTCAAGGCGGCTATAGGCCATCCATTCGGCAAAGTCACGGCTGCTGATCTCCCTCAGCATCCGATCGACATCCACCCGCCCCAGAGCGAGCGCTAGACGGAGTGCGAAGCGCCGTTCTGGGCGGCGCTGGATTCCCCCGCGAGTTCGTCCACATCCTGATCGCGTAGCCCATTCAGGCGCTGCGCCACCGTAAAAATGCGGTCGAGCGCCGCCGCCGATTTCCCGCCCAGGGGGAACGTGTCTTCTTCCTGAAACAGCCGATCCCCGTTCTCGTCAACCAGGCACAACAGGCACAGGCGGGCGCGGACATTCTCCATGTTGGTATGCATGCTTTTCCCGCGCCGCTCCACCATGCTCGCCTCGAACCTGTCACGCTCCGACGCGTTGAGCGTGCGCACGCGCACCCATGCGCCGCCCCATTCTGGAATCTGGATGTCT